GACACTTAGGACAGTGTTTTTGGGGGTATTTGTGATAGTTTGCGGGGGTTCTATATTAAAACAATGGGTCCTCCTAATCTATAACGGTCCCTAGTACCCTCTATCGATATATCACACAGGTTATTTCAATTGGGTCCCCCCGATGCATCCTCTGAAAAAATTTCGGAGGATTTTTTTATGCCTGTAAGGATTTGCGTAGATTCTAAAGGGTTCCTGAAGATACAGATTAAATAGCAGAGAGCATGTTAAAGTATGCTCACACAACGAGAGGAGACCAACATGCATTCTGATCCGTATACCGATGACAAAGCACGTAAACGCAAAGATGCATTCTTTTTGTTCTATGAGAGTGTTCTGAAACCCGACCATGAACTTCGACAGGACGCACATGAGCAGAAGTGCTTCTACGAACTCATGGAGTGGAGAAACGAGATTATCAGTTATCTTGACGGTCGTCGAAACGAGGAATTCTAATGTTATCGTTCTATATCCTCGCAACAGTTCTACTCCTGTTGATCGCATATGCGGGAGTGGAGGATACCATGCGATTGATACGGTTTATTGATCTGTGGATCAACTGGCAGATCGTTAAGTATCGTATGAGGAGGATGAGAAGGAAACTTGAGAGAGAACTTGGATTACCTCCTAGGAACTGGGAAGAAGAAGATATATAGAAAAAACCCCACCACCGCGTTCCAAATATGTCTAGGTTTGATGAGTTAACTGAAGATATGGGTCTGACAAAGACCTTTTCACCTATTGATAGTGATGCGAAGACAGGATCGTTTGAGACCTTCTTTACTGTTGCAGATGTGATTGTACCTACACCTGCAAATGATACAACCACTATCAATAGGTTTACTACTGTCAATACTATTGAAGAGGACGAAGAAGTTCTTGTCAATGGAGATGAGGACTCTGGGTTTGATTATTCTAGACAAGATATCAAAACTGAACAAGAAGCATTGTTTGATCCAGCAGAGATGTTAGGATTAGACGGGACTTATATTGCAAATATCAAGAAAGCAAACCTTGATAGAGAGATCAATGCTGGTCTTGTGCAAGAGGGTGCAGACCGCAACACATCATTGACTACAGAAGGTGGAGACCCAGACTACCTAAGAACGAATGAGATTGCCTTTCAGGACCGTCTAGACGCAGGAGAGGATGTTCCTACGACGGATTATATCAAGGCAGTAGGAAAGTATGAAGGTAGTCGTCTGAATCCTGATGGTAACGAAGAGTATAAGAAATCAAATCCTGAGGATGCTATCTACAACTATGAGATGTCTGAGGAAGAAGAGAGAGTTCATAACGTCTATGAGCAAGTAACTGTTGAGAACTATACTCAGACTATTCTTGGTAATACTGTGAAAGAACAGAACTATGAGCAGGTTAAAAATCAGCAACTAAATAGTACGAAAGAGAAAACTAGTTCGGGACAGGTAGTAGGATCGAGAGCACTTGAAACACCTGAAGCACGTATTGCTGGATCTCTTTCTGATGACGATTATAATGCTATTATCAACAGTATTTTGAAATGAATGAACAAGGCAATCCTGGGGACATCAATCTAGATGTTCCTTACTCAGAACATTTGACATCTATTGAGATGGCATCTCTTGCTATGGGTGGTGTTTTGAAGGTGCAGGGAGACTGTGAGAGTCTACTGTCACGTATTCAAACCATCGAGAACTGGGTGTTAAAGTATTCTGTGCCACATTATAAACCACCAGGGTCTGATAAGCATCTACCCCTTGGTGAGGTTTTGAACGACATCTATAACCGTATTGAAAATGAGCAATCTAAGTGAAGTAAGTTTTGCTGTAATGCTACCTCAAATTGCTGATGAGATGGCAGAACACGTATATGAGAAAATGGACAAACGTGCCATGAGTACGTTTTCATATATTCAGATGACACGATGCGTGAATAACACCATCAAGAAAGAATATCGGACATTTTTTGACATTCTTGATATAGATACTAACAACGATATTAAGTCTGCGGTATCACTTATCGTAAAAAAAGTTCTATCTACCGCAGATCCTGAACAGGTGAAAGAGTATATCTTAGAAAATATGCGGATCGGTTATAGATCTGTTGATAAAGATAAGATCAAAGCTGACATGAAGATCTTTGCCCCTCATTTACTGACGAAATATGCCGATTACCTTGAGTGAGTCTGGAAATCTTGGTTACTACTGGTATGAAAGTAGAAGTGAGAAGACCTATAAGAGTGCTGCTGTAGTTGGCAATCCAAATCCTTTTAGTGGCAAACTGGATAGTAGGATCTATGATAACCCTGGTCAGAACTGTCAATTAGCATTTGAGTACGGAGAACATGAGCCTGGTGATGGAAATCAGTCTACCATCATTGCTCAAGGTCCCCAATGGGTTGAATATGTCTGTGCTCCACCTTGTAAACCAGATGGAGAACCTGTTTGTATCTGTTGTACTGGTCCAAATTACGTTCATGAGGTCAGCACACCCGATGTAGAGTCAGAAATCATGTTTCATATGCTCTGGGATACCTCAGATCACGAGAGATGGTGTAGAACAGGAGGTGGATATTGCCCTGATGGGAAGCAACCACTTGATATTACCACTACTGAGATCACAACTAACGCAGATGATGAGGAAATTCACGTTGTAGGAACCTCTGGTAACAGTATTAGTAGTTCTGCAATCTGCATTAGGTACAATGGAGGCACTCCAGACCCAACTTCTGAACCCAGGCAGCACTTAAGAACTGGAGATTTGCTTGGTGGAGTCGAAATTACGAAGATCTATCACTATTCAAAGTGGAATGATGTCGAACAGGACCGTCAATCGGGGTCTGTTTCGAGTAGTACGGTCGAAGATCTCAATTACCACTACGTTGAACTTGCATCTCCCCTCCAAAATCAGACATCTGGGGCAAGTTTGTCGAATAACATCAACCAAAATGTGCAAATTGTTGCTGGTGGAGGGATCAAAGACAAGTGTATTGTGTTTGGAAGGTTTGAATTCATCCAAAAAGAGATCTTTTACAGCAAATTGCAGGTCAATCCTGCACTTTACACCACCAAAGAGAACCGAGAGGTCGAAAATAAGTATCCTGTGACTCAACAAGAGACTACCAGGATGAATAAAGTCAAACCTAGTAGTCGTTTATCTAAGATTGTTGCATCTCAACAGCAGTCTTTTGTGCAATTAGGGCAGGGAATGCAGAAATATGCTGGCATGATGGTGTCAGAACTCGATACTGAGGTCAATGGTTTCATCAATTTGAAGAGGAATGACACTCCTGAGAAGTTGGAGCAGGAAAGATACCTCAAAATCTATGAACCAGAGGGTGTGTATCAGCACAATTCCGAAGGAAATGAAGGTACAGTCAATGAAACTATCATAACAATCGATGCAACAGACAATTCTGAACTAACTGGACTCACTTTAGTCAATCCTGGAGTGGGATATACCAACGATGTTGAGGTTGGAATCTCTTCTCCGACAGGAAAAGACGGATCAGGAGTCATTTTGGGCAGTGCTCCGCTCGATTCTATCACTGTAGACGTTGAAGGGGTGGGATATCAGTTGACTCCCGCGGCAACTATCACCCCAAATTACACAGATTGGGTAGCAAATGCCAATGCTGAACTCAATTCTATGATAGTTTCTGGGGTAAATGTCTATCAAGTTGTTCTAGAAGGTGATTTTGGTGCTAATGCACCCACTCATACTACAGGAACAGAGCTGAATGGTACAGCAAAACTACTGTATAGAGGCAATTTGCCTGCTTTTAGTCTAGATTTGATCGGTACAACTCGCACAGAGTACGTTGAAATCACCAAACAGGGGTCTGGATACACATCTACACCCTCAATCTCCTTTAATACAGGCACTCAAACAGCAGTTGCTACCTTGGATGGGGACCGAATTACCGCAATTACAGTCACTCCTGGTGATGGTGCCACCTCAAATCCACTAATCACGATCGGAAATTCGTGGGTTGGTACTCAAGCATACAATTCTGGGGACCAAGTTTTCGTTGGTGCCAACCTTTATACCGCAGCTGCCACTGGAACATCAGGTGCGACTGCTCCAACTCACACCACAGGCACTGCAAGTGACGGTAATTTGGACTGGACTTATGCAGGAGAAGCAGCAAAAGCAATTTCTAAGAACTATGATGGCAGAATTACTGCGGTGACAGTTCTAAATGCTGGTGCTAGGGTCAGTGAATCGGTTACATTCAACGTAAGTTTGCCTACATCACCATATGTTGCAGGGACTCAATTGCAAATTACACCTGTTGCTGGTGCATTTGAACTAGATGTAGCAGTTTTGACTGAGAAAGGGTACGGATATAACGAGACTAATACTACATTTGAGGTATTCCCTCAAGATAACACCACTGCTTTGGCAGTTGTTGAAGGCGTATTTACCGAAAGTCCCCTTACTCAAATTCAAGTAGGTCATCAATTCCGTGGATTGGACGATAGAACCCTATCTGGAACTGTTCAGACAATCAATGCTGCGGGAACAGAGTTTATATGCAGAGATGCTTCACGTACACCTCAGGTTGGTGATGTGCTTTTCTTTGGGGTCACTAAAAATACTGCAACAGTTACTAGTGCTAGAAGGGTGATTTCACCCAAAACACTTGCAAAAGTTGATCCTATTCTACATGAGGTTTTTACACCAGAACAAGTTCAGTCATATGATGAGGGTCAAGATAGAAGATTGGTTGACGAAATGAAACTCGAAGATGAAAATAATGATGAAGTCAACTTTTTGGGCACCTCAAAGTCAAGTGCTGCAATCAATGATCTGACACAAGGTAATGTTAGTAAATTGGTCATTGATACAAATCTTTCAAATTCATCTATTCAGAGAGAAACTGGTAATGTGTTTGCGTCTGGATTCAATGATAATCCAGATAACAAGGTTAAGATCTTTGATGTTGCCAATGATAAAGTTAAAAAGTATGGTCCTGTCAATAGATGGAGAGATATTCCTAGATCTACTACAGAATTGAAGATCATGCCCACAAAATGGATTCCTGATGAAAGAGAGCAAATCAAGAGAACCTTTACAGTCACTTGCACTTTTGAGTCACCTACAGGAAGTTGTGATTTTGGACCCAGAGAACCGTTCCAGCAACAACCATCGACAACTACTACAACTACAGATCCTGAAACGGGAATAGAGACAACAACTACCTATACACCACCTCTGGGTTGCGGACAACCCTGCTGTCCACCGCAACCAAATGAGCAAATGACGTGGAGTTATACTAAATATTTTGTCAATAACTTTAGCAATGCTGCTAACAGATGGTCTAATATTATTAAGACCTATAATGACCACCCATCTAACGCCAACTGGAGTTTCTTGTAGTCATGGGATATAGACCAATTGGAGTACCATCAGGTATTTGTTCAGGACATGGACTTCTTTTGCCTGCATTCTTGCATCAAAAGATTGGTCCGATTCCTTTGGTTGTGGCAACTAAGAATATATCATGTGCTTGGATGCCTGTCAGCACAATTCCACTCGTTCCAATCAAAGGAAAGGTTCTAATCGAAAAACAACCACCTTTGGTTCAAGGTGATGTTTTGATTCCTCACCCAGCAATTGGCACAAACCTCGTTAAAATCCCCTGTAAGGGTGGTCTATGCCCTGTTCCGTTCGGTTGTACCAAACTTACGATTGAGGACATTATAGGAGGTGGTGGACACACTAGAATCGTGGTTCCTTGGGCAATCCCGATGGCAAACCCACCAACAGTTTTGGTTACAGGTATTCCGATTGCTAGAGTCGGAGATGATTTGGGAACCAAGACCCCTGGCAAGGCACCATGTTGGTCCAAAATCGCAACTGGCACTTGGACTGTGTTTACAATCTAATTTGTGCTATAATATCAGCAGTTCACAAGTCAAACTATGGCAGCACGTTCAAAATCTATCAGTGGTGGTAAACTCATTGAGTCCAAGCCCAAAAATACTCGACAAGGATGTGGACAGCATACCAAGTATGCAGCAACTAGTCGCAACAAAGCCAAGAAACGTTATCGTGGTCAAGGCAAGTGATCAATACCCACTCCGAAAGGGGTGGGTTTTTTACTATAAATAAAAAGACGGGATAGCAACCCCTCAAAAAGTTCTAAAATCCGTGCTTTTGGAGGAAAATGGCAAACAATCCTATCCCTGATCAAGGTAATGCGTTTATTGAATCGGGCATGACACTTATCACTGATCCACGCAGTGATAAATATCTTAACATGGCAAGGAAAAACAAGAAAAATCCTCCCGAAGATAGAATGAGTAAGTGGTGTGGAGGCAAAGACGGATTTGACGATTACGTTGAAAGACTCTAATGGCAATCACAGGAAAAGTCACTGATATTTCAAGAGCATTCAGGGATGTGAAACTTTCATTCCTGAAAAATCCTGGTACAGATGACGTTACACAAGTAAAAGACGCAAATGCAATCCGTGATGCTGTAAGAAATATTGTTTTGACCAGATTTGGTGAAAAACCTTTCAATCCATCTTTCGGTTCTCAAGTAGGAAATCTGCTTTTTGAGCAAGCAGACCAATTCTTGGGTGAAGTTTTGAAAGATGAGATTGAAACAGCAATCAATAACTTTGAACCCAGAGTAACCATCGACAATACAGATATATACTTACTGGAAGATAGTAATGAAATTGAAGTTGAGATTGAATTTACAATTATTGGTCAACCACTAAAACAAACTGTGACATTCCTACTAGCAAGGTAAAAAATGGCAACTAGACCTTCAAATTTAACGACTCTTGATTTTGAGGAAATCAAAGAGTCTATCAAGTCTTACCTAAGAACTAGATCGGAGTTTACTGACTACGATTTTGAAGGTTCTACTCTGTCGTATTTGCTGGACATTCTAGCATACAACACTTATTACTCTGCATTCAATGCAAACCTTGCTGTTAACGAACTATTTTTGTCCACATCAACAATTAGGGACAATGTAGTCAATATCCTCAAGTATTTTAACTATACACCTGACTCAATCAGTGCGTCTAAGGCAGTTGTCAATATCAATTTGATTGTACCTCAGATTGAAGATGGTGAATATCCCAACACTGCTACTTTGAAAGCAGGATCTGTTCTAGCATCAAGAATTGACAACGAATCTTTCATTTTTTCGATTGTAGAGAATGTTACTGTTCCTGTCAACTCAATTACAGGTCAAGCAACTTGGAATAACCTCACAGTTTTTGAAGGTCAGTTGCTTGACTATGAATACGTGGTTGATAAAACTGATACAACACAAAGATTTGTCATCCCCAACGAAAATGTTGATATTTCGACATTGAAGGTTTATGTTAGACAGTCCGAAAACTCCACTGTCAGAAATAACTACGTTAAAGCACAAACTATCATTGATCTAGACTCAAAAGATCGTGTTTACTTCTTACAAGAGGTTGAAGACCTTAGATATGAGGTTTATTTCGGTGATGGGGTCTTTGGTAGGGAAAGTGTTGACGGTGAGGTTGTAGAATTCAACTATATCCAGACTCAAGGTTCTGCTGCTAACAATGCAGGGTCATTTTCGTTTACTGGAACGGTGGTTGATGCTGTTGGTAGAGATATTACCTCAGAAGCAACTATTACAGTGGTCTCTAAGTCTTCTGGTGGTGTTGCTGCTGAGTCCCTAGAGAAAATCAAGTTCAAAGCACCTAGACAGTTCTCTACTCAGAACAGAGCAGTGACATCTAAGGACTACGAGAACATTTTCCGTCAAATTTACAGTGATACTGATGATGTTATCGCATATGGTGGTGAGGAACTAGATCCACCTCAGTACGGTAAGGTCTTTTTGGCAGTTAAGACCAAAACAGGTCTAAACATTGATACAAACACAAAGAGAAACCTTGTTAGGTCACTAAAAGATTACACTATTGCATCCATCATCCCAGAAGTTGTTGATGCGAAGGTTCTTGAGGTTGAATTGAGAACTACTGCATACTATGACATCAACACTACCAATCTATCACCTAACGAGATTAAAAATTACGTTGAAACTGCAATCAACGGTTACATCAATGGTGAGTCAGTTAAGAAGTTTGATGGTAAGTTCAAATATTCAAAAATTCAAACAGCAATTGATAATGCTCACCCATCAATCACATCAAACATCACCAAACTAAGAATCCGTAAATGTTTCGCACCTTCAAAGGGTGTTGCTTCATCATATTGCATTGATTTCCACCAACCTATCAATAATGAGTGCCATGGAATTTCTTCTTTGGCATCATCAGGATTTACAACTGCAGAATATGGAGCAAACACGACAGTTTACCTAGATGAAGATGGAATGGGTAATCTCAGACTCTTCAAACTCGAAGAATCTGAAAAGGTTTATGTCAACGAAACAGCAGGCAAAATCAATTATACCACTGGGGTTGTGGACATAAATACCATCACTGTCCTAGACACTTCTATTAGTGATCAAATTAAGATTTCGATCATTCCTAATTCATATGACATTATCTCCAAATTTGACGTTTACCTTGCAGTAAACGGATCTGAATGCGGTATTGCTCCTGTTATCAACGTTGTTCCTGACATTGCTGGTATTGTTATTGATTCCACAACTACAAACAATGGTGAACCTGCAGACTTTGCAGATGGAGGTGGAACAGGAACTGGTGGAACTAATGAAACTGGTACAGGAACTGGTTCTACTGGTGGAGGCACCACTGGAACAGTTGGTACAGGAACTGGTGGTGGTGGCACCACTGGTGAAATTCCAAATGGTAGTACCGATGACAACCTAGATATTATAGGACCAGCAGACGACACTCCTGAGTGTTTCTAATCAGATAACAGAAATATAAAAAGAGATGCAAAAGAACATTGCCATATCGGATCGTATTGCAGGTCAATTTCCTGCATTCATCAGACAGGATTATCCCACTTTTGTAGAATTTGTTCGTGGCTATTATGAGTCACAGGAACGTAGTGGATACCCTATTGACATTCTGAACAACATCACAAGATACTTTGATGTTGACACGTATCGCAATGCTCAGATAACATCTTGCACTAGTCTGACTAAGAATGTACTAAAGGGTGATAAAACCATTGAAGTTGAAACCACTGAGGGTTTCAAAGACAAAGATGGTATGATTCTGATTGATTCGGAAGTCATCACTTATGCATCTAGAACTGAGTCACCTAAAGCAATCTTCACCACTGGCATTTCTGGGGTGGAAGTTGCTAGAAAGCAAATTGAACTAGACTCCCTCTTCTTTGCGTTTAATGGAACGCAGAGACTTTTTGATCTTAAGTATCTTGGTGCGCCTGCTTTTATCACAGATGTCAATCATTTAGTTGTTGAGATCTTCGGTGAAATCCTAGAACCTGGAACTGATTATGTTATCCTCAATAACAATCAGATTCAGTTTACCAATGCTCCTAGAACTAGACTGCCTCTAGATGATCAAAATGACACCTCTATCAAGTTTCTGAGAGGTTTTGTCGGTGATCCTATTGTTAAACTGGATCGTCTACAACAAACAGATATTGTTGAGACACTTCCTTCAGGAAAGAAAGTATATCGTCTACAAAAAAATGGTGTTAGTTACACACCTCTCCATGAAGAACTGATTTACTTTGTAAACAATGGAACTAGACTGAGACCTTTTATTGACTATGCCGTTGTTGAGAACAATGTCATTGTAAACAATAATATTTCTGTTAATCTAGCAAACAACTTTATTATTTCGATTGAGTTCTCTATGCCTGAGTTTGGACTCGGTGCAGAGGCAATCACAACAATCAGTGATACTGGATTGTTGACGGATATCCCCATCAAGGTTGGTGGTGAAGACTATACTCACCTCAATCCTCCAAAAATTACTTTCAAATCTAGTAACGGTAAATTTGCTTCTGCAACTACCTTTGTTTCAGGTTTGACATCAATTACTGTTGTTGATGGTGGATCTGGTTATGATCAAGCTAATCCCCCTACGGTCACTATCGGTGCACCTGAAGATCCTTTTGGCACAACAGCAACAGCAGTAGCAGTGGTCAATTCTTCTGGTTCTGTGACTGGTATTAACATCACTAATTCTGGTTCTGGTTATACTAGGCAACCCAAAATTACTATTGATAGACCTCCTGCAGCAACTGCAACAGCAGGAACCATTACTAATGGTCAATTGACTGATATTGTGGTTACTGATGGTGGTAGAGGGTATGTTGACCCTCCCAGTGTCTTTATTGCTGATAGCAGACTAGATGCAGCAGGTAATCAGATTGGTGGTTCAGGTGCATCGGCATCTAGTATCCTATTTGCAAATGCTGTTACTGATATTCTGATTTCAAACTTTGGTCAGAACTACGATGCAGCAAATCCCCCCACCATTACCATCTCGGCACCAAAAGGTGCAACTGCGTCGGCAACGATTGGTCTAGGTCAGGTTACTGGATTTGAGATCTTTGATGCAGGTAGAGGTTACACAAAATCTGCATTTAACAACTGCTCACGTGCTTTCTCAGGTCTTTCTGGTCTGGATTCTGTTGGTGACATTAACTTCAAGACATCTCTTGAATCTGACCATAGATCTGCGACAGAAGTCAAAAATCTACAGGTTCTATTCATCAAAAAGTTCCTAGATGAGATTGTCAAGCAGTTCTTGCCAACACTACCATCATCTTTCTTTGAGAAAGTTGACCCAGCACTACTAATTAAAAATATTAGAGATTTTTACGTCTCAAAAGGTACAGCAAAGAGTATTCAGTTCCTATTCAGGATGCTCTATGGTGAATCTGTCAATATTTCATATCCTAGAGAACAACTTCTAAGTCCATCGGCATCTCAGTGGAAAATTGACACTCTTCTGCGTGTCAGAGTTGTTTCTGGTGATCCAACAAAACTTTCTGGTCAAGTTCTGCAACAGTTTGCAGATACTAGTGATGATAATGTCCAATATGCTTCTGCACTAGTTCAAGAAGTGATTTCACTGCAAATTGCAGATGAAAACATCTTTGAGATCTATATTGACGCAGATTCTCAAGTTGGTGATTTTGTTGTCCCATACAAAACTATTCTTTCCGAAAATATTGGTGCCACAGACAGAATTATCTCTGTTGACTCTACAATTGGTTGGCCAGAGAGAAATGGTTTCTTCTTTATCAATGATTCTGAGAGAGTTTCATATAAAGAGAAAACTTTGTCTCAGTTTATTGACTGTGAGAGATATTATGAGCAACCTGATCTAACAAGAGTTTCACTACAAGCAGGTACACCAGTTTCTGCAAATATTACCATTCAAGCAACTGATACTGATGGTAATCCTGTTGTGATGTCTATTCTTGGTATTGCAGAAGCATCCAGAACGGAAATTACATCATCTAAGTCATATTATCTGCCTGGTGATAAACTTCAAGTTGCAAATCTTGGTACAACTAGTGATAAGACTCTGGTGAAGTCTTGGTTGTACAATGTGAAGAAACTTCTTCGTATTAACTCAATTAGTGTTACTGAAGATAGTGGTGTCTATACAGCAACTGTAACCACAGAAAATGATAATCATGGAATTCTAACTGGTGATAGTATTACCATCTACGGTGCTACACCAGCAATCTATAATGGTGTTTATGAAGTAACAAACATCATTACTACTGGAACTGGTATTGTCAATCAGTTTACTTACACTTTGCCTTCTGCAGTGACAACAGACGCAAACGGAACAATGTTTGTGGCAGTGAACCTAAACAAAGGTAAGTCAACTAATCTGACAGTCAACAATAATGTTAATGACTTTATTGCCAATGTTCAGAACACTTACATCAACAATGACTACTGTTATGTGGCTTCCAGTGGAATTCCCAACTATAACATTGGTCCTTTTGTTGGAACATCCCTAGTTCCTGGTAACCAGAGACATCTGAAGAGATTCCCATTTGTTACCCAACCCACCTCTAGTAAAACCGAGACGGTTTTCGGTTCTACAGGTCAATGGGTCAATGGTGTCTCTCTGTATAACTACAAGTCTTCTGAAGGTGTTACCTTCGGTTCATTGACTAAGATCAACGTTGTTACTTCTGGTACTGGATATGATGCACAGAACAAACCAAATCTGATCATCGAAGGTGGTGGTGGTACTGGTGCTGCTGGTGAAGTTGTTGTTAATGGTTCACTATCAGATATTATCCTCACAAATGGTGGTACTGGATATACCACAGTTCCCATCGTTTCTATTGCTGGTGGTGGAGGAGAAGGTGCTACTGCAACTGCTGTTATCTCAAACGGTGCAGTTACTAAAATTCTGATTGAAAATGGTGGTACTGGATATACATCTGCACCTCAGATCTCCCTTGTTGGTGGTGGAGGTGGTGGTGCCACTGCAACTGCATCAGTTCGTGGTCCTGTCAAAGAAGTCAAAATTACTAGTGGTGGTGTAGGTTATACCACTCAACCCAAAGTTACTCTGAACTCTGGTACTGGTGCTGCTGCCCAACCAGTTGTGATCAATGGTAAAATTGAATCCATTGCACTTCTATCTTCAGGTTCAGGTTATACCTCACCTCCTACAGTCTTTATCTCTGGTGATGGTTTTGGTGCAGAAGCAACTGCACAACTTGGTGCTGCTGGCACAGTTGAAGCAGATAAAGTTATCTCAATCACCCTCTCAAACAAAGGTATTGACTATACTCAGCAAAATACAAGTGTATTCTTGCTGTCTATTGGTGAGGGTGCACAATTCAATGTTGAAATCTTCAAATGGGAGTTCAACAACGGTGAAGTTTGGGAACAACAAACTATCCCTAATGTTGGACAAGATATTTTCCAGAAGTCAAACTATGCTCGTAAACTAGATGCAGCAAAGGGTTATGTATTCACTTCTCAGAACTCTCAGTTCGGTGGTGAATATGCACACCTATCAAACCCCATTTTCCTACGTTACAACCTCTCAGATAACCTAGTTAAGACTACTGTAAACAACGTAGACACTTATACTGAGAGTGGAGCAACTAAGAGTCACTCACCTATTCTTGGTTGGGCATATGATGGCAACCCCATCTATGGTCCTTACGGTTTTGATGATCCCAATACAATCTCATCTGATGCTGTCAGAATGACAACATCCTACAGACTCAAGACCACTAGAGAGAATGGTCCCGATATCTTCCCCAAGATTACAGTCACTGTTGCAAACTTTGGTGTTGATTTCACTGTCGGTGGTTTTATTAGCAATCAAAGTGCACCTACTAGTGCTGCATTTGGTGGCAGTTTCCCCGTTTTGGAAGTTCTTGCTTGGAACTCTGTTACTGGTGTCCTAGAACTTAAACCATATGGTGATTATACAAATCTACCTGTGGTTGGAGACACTCTGGTTCAGAGTGCACCTGCACAATCAGCTACTGTTACACAGGTTGGTGAACACTATCCCCTAGGTTCATTCATTCAAGACTACGAGTATGTGTTCAATCTGGGCAAACTAGATGAATACAATGGTCGTTTCTGTAAGACACCTGAGTTCCCTAATGGTGTCTATGCATACTTTGTTACCATTGATGCTTCATCAGATGGTAATCCTCTGTTCCCATACATCATCGGTGACAGATATCAGGCAGTTCCCAATGATTGGAACTTCTCAAATAATTCAAACCATGCTTATTTGCCTGGTGATGTCACTCGTTATAGAGATGCATATCTGAATACTGACGTTGATGATATTGAAAGAACTCCCAACAAAGAAGCAGCAGAACTAATTCTTGAGAATGGTGATGGAACTTTTGGTCAAGATGGAGAAGTTCTCGCACTTGCACCTGAAGATAGTGATAATAATGGTTTCATTGATACCCTGATGGTGATGACTGATGTCACAGCAAACTTTGTGGCAGGTCAACCCATTCAATCCACAGGTCAAAGTATCAAGACTGCACAAGTCGTTTCCTGGGATGCAGTTAATAATGAGTTGAGAGTTGAATATTCAACATCTACTCCTGATGATGAAAAGTTCCTTGTAAATGAGATTCTACTTCAGGTCTCCACTGGTGCTACTGGTTCTGTTCAGGGTATCACTTCATCTGAATCTGAGACCTTCATCACTCTACTCGAAGAACCTGAACTGGAAGTGTTTGACTACTTCCCATCAGTCTCTGTGGAATCTAGAGTTGATATTGAAGTTGAAACCATCAACAGATTTGAATCTGCACGTGTCACAGGGTTCTCGATCGAAAATCCAGGAACAAACTATGCTGTCAATGACCCTCTGACCTTTGATGACACTGATACCGAAGGTGCTGGTGTTGCTGCAGCAGTTGGATCTATTGCAGGTCTGACTATTTCCAACTATACATTTACTCTAGATGGAAGTGATTTCAAGGCAACTGTCACTACATCTGGTGTTAATGATCTAGAAATTGGTGATAGTGTTATCATCAATAATCCTGCAGACAATCTGGCAACAACTAAAACATTTGCCACCAAGGTTATTGAAGGTATTCAGTCATTCACAACTACACAGTCTGGTACTGGATATACTTCACGTATTACACCCTCACCTAAGATTACAGTTATTGGTGATGGATTTGATTTTATTGGAACAACTACCCCCACGTCTGGTGGTGAGTTGACTTCTATTGACATCACAAACTCAGGTAGAGACTTTGATCCTGATAGACCTCCAGTTATCAAGGTTGAACATCCTCAGAAAGATGCTGCATCTTCCTATTGGTATGCAAAGTCTTCTGCAACAGAAGATCATATTAAGGTCACAAAACTAATCACCAGTAAGAATAAAGACGTTTATGCTATTGGTGAAGGTGAAAATGTCTTTACTAATAGAACTTGGACTCGGGTTCAGGATGCTGGATATGATAACACTGTATGGAAGTTTGGTGGTAGTTCTCTGCGTTTAGACCAATCTTCAAATACAAGTTATTTGTCTACACCTTCAGATACTGACTTTGGTGTAACTACTAATGAGTTTACACTTGAATCATTCATTTATGGTGCTCCTTTCGGAACCACCGATAAAGTTCTGTTTGGTAAGTGGGGGGCAAACGCATCTGATCAGTCATATATCGTTTATGTTGACAGCACTGGTAAACTTGCTGCAAAGATCAAGACTCAAAGAGCAGCAGTTAATACGCAAGCATTTACCAATGCAACAGTGTCTTCTGCTGATGCAAAGTTTGGTTCCAATTCAATTAAAGTTGCAAATGCTTCTACTGCAGTCATTGAGACTGCTGCAAGCAATGCATATGCATTTGGAACTGGTGATTTTACTGCAGAAGCATTCTTCAAGTTTGCAGATCTTTCTGCAGTAAACACACTGTTTGATTTTAGAACTGGTGGATTGGATGAACTGCCTACACTAGCAGTCAACACATCTGGTCAACTAGTCTATTCACGTGCTGGTTCTGATCTGGATACTTCCACTGGTGTTGCAATTACTACTGGGCAGTGGTATCACATTGCTCTAGTTAGAAATAGTGGCACGATCAAGACTTACGTTGATGGTGTTGAGTACAACTCTCACACTGATGGAACAGACTTTGGTAGCAGTGCAATCTTCCACTTCGGTACTAACTTCGATGATGTCAACCCCGTTAGAGATGGATACATCGATGAAATTCGTGTTTCTTATGGTGCAAGATATACTGCTGCATTTACTGCTCCCTCTGCAGCATTTGTGCCTGATCTAGACACTCTATCCCTATATCATTGTGAAAATACTGCTGGTTCCTCTTCAGTCACTGATGATAACATGACTACGATTGAGTTGAACACAGGAAGTGATACTGTGTCCGATTCAACCTGGCATCACGTTGCACTCAGAAGAAATGGTAACGAGATTAAACTATTCCTTGATGGTGCTGATTCTGGTGCTTCTTCTGTTGTCAACTTTGTGTATGCAGGATCTGCTGCTGCACCAGTCCTAACCACAACAACCGATTTCACAATTGGTCATACTGCTGATACCTCTTTTGCTAAGGCAACCGATCTATATCTAGATGGATTTAGATTCTCACTTACCTCTAGATATGATGCAGCATCATTTACTGCACCTACAACAACATTTATCCCAGATTCGTTCACTGGAAGTCTACTTAACTTCAATGGTGAAGTTGGTGACACCACCATCGAAGATAGAGGGAAGGTAGAATATTATGCAGTAGTGATGAAATATCTGCCCACTGGTGCACTAAGATGGAAGCAATTTATCAAGGCAACTCCTGCTAATAGTGGTTTTAATAGCAAAATCAACCTCAAAGCACTAGAACTCTCTGCAGATGAATCTTTCTTGATTGTTGCAGGTGAAACAAATACTGCTACTTCAGGAACTGAAAATCCTGATATCTATGTCCATAGAATTGATCCTACTGATGGAACAGTTGGTACTGCTGGTTGGCAGGTGAATATTGCTGGTTCTGGTGGATCTGGAACCAATGAGGAGTATGTCGAAGACATTTCAATTGGTCCTGACAATAAGATCTATATTGTCGGTAGAACAACAACAAATACAGTTTCTACGTTTGACAACTTTGTTGTTGTCATGAGTGACAGTGGTCAAGTTCTGAATTCCAGAAAAGTCAACACCAATACTGCTAATGATTACTACTATGGTGTTCATGCAACATCCACAAATGGTGAAATTGTTCTGGTTGGTAAGAGTGAAAGCAACAATGCTGAGGCACTAAACTTTGCCAAACTACAACTGGATGTTGACAACTATCCTAATATTGTTGCTAACAAACAGCATTTGAAAGCAGTTGGTACAGAAGCATTTGGAAAAATCAAGTCAGACATTGACGAAGATGGGAACATGTATGTTCTTGCAGAGATTCTGAATGGATCAAATGCTGAACAAATTCAACTACTCAAAATTGCCAATGGTGATCAATCATATAATTTTGGTGACATCTATTGGCAGAAGTATCTGAATGCAACAACCAATACGATTGTATCGATTGCTGACATCAGTTTTGATGTGTTTAGAGAAATTCATATTGCATTCAACCACATCAACACTCAGACAGGTTTGTCTGAAGCATATATTCAAAAGTATAATATCTTCGGTACACAAGTCGAGTCTACGAAACTTAGTTTCCAATCACAGGAAGATGTTAACTACGACTCTGCAATCATTCTTGGTTGCACATCTGACGTTTCTGGTGACACACTGATCTCTGGTTGTGTTGTTAGATCCACAGAGATTGGAACAAACCATGTCACTCCCTTTGATACCGACTCATATCGTCTCTCTCAAGAGTCTCTACTGATCTTCAAGTTTAGAAAAGATCATGACTTTAGAGTTGAACCTGATAACACTGCAGTTTCTAAGAAATATCCTAGAACTGCAGAAGCAACTGCATCGGATCACCCCACCTGGAATGGTACTACAGTTGTTGCTGCTGGTGCATTTGCAGTCTATCTCGGCAACATCTACAGAACAGTTGCAGGTGGTACAACTGGTTCTACCCCTCCAACTCACCTAACTGGTGATGCATCTGATGGTGGTGTTACTTGGACATTCTATTCTAAGAAAGGTCAACTGATCTTCGGTAGTAAGATCTACATTACTGATGATCAATCTAATACAATTTCTGGTTATGTAACTTCTTGGGATGTTACCTCACAAGAATTGGTTGTGAACAATCTCTCACAAGCTCTTCCTGGTAATCCTGATTTCTTATATCAGATTGATGAAGATAATCCCACAGTTTTCAATGCAGCATTTAATCTGAATACCTTCATCAACTTTGCAACAGAAAATAATTACAATGCTGAATACACTCTAACTGTAAATGCTTCTAATGATTTCACAACTCTAGCAAATACAACTAGAAACATCTCTAATATTGCTGCTGGTGCTGCTGGTATTCAACAGTTTGATATTTCTGATGCTGCTGCGACAGGATTGACTCTCGCAAACAACTACATCAGTGATCCAAGAATCACCAACTACTCAACTAGAATTGCAACTGTTCCTAATGAGGATGGTCAGGAACTTAAGGTTACTGCAAATGTAAGAGAAAAGTATTACATTGAGCAAGCAAATGTTGTTAGAACTCAGAGAGTTATTCAACTGAATCTCGATGGTAACGTCAACTATACTGTTGGTGCAAGACTGACTCAGGCAAATACTAGTGCTACTGGTTTGGTTGCAGGTGTTACTGCAAACAGAGTCTTGCTCTATGACATTGGAACTTCTACTTGGCAAAGTGGATCTGGAAATACCATTTCATCTAATGTTGCTGGTGATACTCCTTCCAGATATCCTGCTTCATTCAGTGAGACTAAGTATGTGTTCGTTAGAACTGCACTTTCACACTATTTGACTGCTGGACAAATTATCAACGTTGAAGGATTCAATGAGTCTACTTGGACTGGTAACTTCAATGTTTACTCAACTCCTGGAATCAGAGATTTCGTATACGAAGCAGAAGATGCTGCAGTTGTCCTGAATAGCAGCACAGTTCCTAGTGTTACTAATAATTTCTCCTTCGGTGGTAATATTAACAATGTCTATGCATACAGCAAGGCACCTGTCCTCAATCTAATTAGAGGTCAGAGATATCAGTTTGATACTTCGCATCCATCAAACCTACCTTATTATCTCAACTTCTCTAGAGATAACCTGAACAAGATTGAATTTGACTTCAGAAATATTCCTCTGAGAAGCACTAGTACAACTACTACTGTTGGTACATCTGTCACTATCGAGTTGACAGATGATATTGAGCAGATCATCTACTACTATGCACAAGATTATAGTGGTGATAATTCACTAGTTGAACCTACTTCGTTTGTCAACATTATTGACAACCCCTACAGTGGAACTTTCACGGTTACATCAAAACCAACTACTTCATCATACACTGTCAATCTATCTGCAGAACCTGATTCAGAAACTGCAGCAAATATTTCCACAACAACTTATTCGACCACATCTAAGAATGTTACTGGTCCTATTTCTACGATCAAACTAATTAACTCTGGTGGTTTCTATAGAAAACTACCTGAAGTGACTGGTGTTGTGACTGAAAGAAACATCACCAAGATTATCATCAATCAGGCAGGTCAGAACTATGTCGATGGCACATATTCTGGTCTAGACATTGTTGGTGATGGTACTGGTGCAAAAGCACAAATCAAGATCATTGGTGGTGAGTTGACAGAGGCAACAGTAACTGATCCTGGTATCAATTATACTCAAGGTACACTTTCAATCAATACCATCCCAGGTATCATTTCTCAGGGTGGTGCTGGTGCAGAAGTCACAGTGTTCATTCCTCCTACTGGAAACGGTGCTACCATCTTCCCAATTGGTAACGAGATTGGTAAGATTAAGACCATTAAGAACTCCAACTTTGGTTTCGACTATCCTCATGACTATACTTTGCGTCCTGAGATTACTTTCCCAGTCAACCTGCAGTTGAGAGATGCATCTGCATTGAATGATATTAAGATCACCAATCCTGGTTCTGGTTACACCACTGTTCCTGAAGTTATCATCTCAGGTGGTGGTGGATCGGGTGCTACTGCGGTGGCAACCGTCAGAAACAACAGACTAGACGGTATTGAAGTTACTAATCCTGGTCAGGGTTACTCTTCACCACCAACCGTTTCTATTGCATCCGTCTTTGCATATCAGGTCAACCTAGATGACCAGTTGATGCAGTTCTCCTTCCCTCACGGTATTAACACTGGTGACATTGTGAGACTGCAAGGTGAGGCACTAGAAGGTGTTGCACACGTCCTACCTTCACCATCCAGTGCTGGTCTGGTTTCACTTGACTCTGCAACTAATTACTTTGCTGTTGCTGGCACTTCAAACAACCTAGATGATGATCAACTTCGTATTGCACTGACTCTACAAGATGCACAAACTGGTGCATTTATCACCTTTGCAAACACTGGTCAGGGTAAACAGCAGGTCACTACCGAAGCATTTGCTGGTGCTGCTGAAGCAATTGTGGATGTTGTTTCATTCTTGCCTGGTGAATATGTCTATCAAGGTGATGATCCTGCAAATACAAATGCTTCTGGTTATGTTGCTGAGATTGATGGTTGGCAGAAGGGTCCTCGTATTCTGAGACTCACCACTCCAACTGGAACATTTGCTGTTGATCAACCAGTTACTGGTATTGTTTCTAAGTCCAATGGTACAATCGATAGTATTAACCAGTCTTCTGGTATTCTAAGCATCGCATCTGAGACTCAAACTGCAGGTGAGTTTGCTGATAACGTTGGTCTGTTGAATGATTCTTCTCAGAGAATTCAAGACTCCTTCTTCTATCAAAACTTCTCTTATGTGATTAAGTCTGAAGTTGAGATCAATGAGTGGAGAGATACCATTAAGAACTCTGTCCATCCTGGTGGTTTCCGAGTATTTGGTGAACTAACTCTACGTGAACCCAATGATGTTATTGTTGGTTCCAGATTTACCACTTCAGTTGAAAGAAAGGTTGAGATTACTGACTTTGTTTCCACTAGTGTCATTCCATTCTTCACCAACGTCGAACCTGTTTACGAAGCACTAGCAAACTCTAGTGTCCTGTTCAGAGATAAGGATCTGACTTCATCTGAGGTTATCTTGACCTCTGTTGCTAAGAAGATCGTTGACTTCTCTGATGAGTTTGATGGTGAGAAGAGATCCTTCACACTGAAGACTGGTGACCCAGATAATGCAGGTGATACTCTGAATATCACACCTCCTGCAGACTCTCTGCTGATTGCAATCAATGGTATTGCACAGGCACCTGCAACTGGTACAACCTCTACAGCACCTCCTAACTCTTTTGAGGTGTCTGGTTCCACTATTACCTTTGCAGAACCCCCAGCACCACCCACCAAACTGCAGTATAGAGAGGTTACATTTGACTCTGAATCAAGAGTCATCATCTACCCCACAGCAAATCTTCAGTGGACTGCAGGCACAAACTACAACATTGGTGACTATGTTTACAACGGAACGTATTCATACCGTGTAACAGCATCTGGTACAGCATCTGGTAATGTTGATGGTTCTACTTTCACACCAACTGCTGCTGAGTATGAACCAATAAGTGGCATCATGACCACTACTATCGGTGCTCACAGTCTCCGTCCTGGTGATAAGGTCAGACTACTAGACAACTCTTTCACATTCAGATGTGCACAAGATAATTACGCAACCACTCACACATATCCTCGTCCTGGTTCTGACCCATTTGCAGGTCAACCTATCACGATTTTACAGGTTACTGCAACTACGATTACCCTAAACGTTGGTAATGCTGGTACTGGTACATCTACTCACCAGTTTGTTTCTGCACTACCCAACTCTGTGATTGAAGTCACCAATGGTGCACCAACTCATATCACTGATGAATTGGTTAGACCTGGACTGGCAACTGACCCCGTGTACAAGTATATCGGTACATTCGGAACCACTCTAGAGGTTGGTGATGAAATGATCGGTACTACCAGTGGTGCAACAGGTATCATTGAAAGTATCACATCACCATATGGTGCACAGGATCAACTAACACTATCTCAAGTAGATGGAAAGTTTGTTGCTGGTGAAAAACTGAGAATCGTCGATAAGTTCTCAGTTGTTGCAATGAGATTTGGTGATGCTGCTAACTTGCTTGAAGCAAACAAGGAATTCATTGCAGCAGAAGCAGTTGCAAGAATGAAGGCAAACTTCCCTGACTTCCAAGTCCCTGGTGGTGATGTCAACTGTACTGATGACATTGTGGATGTGACTGAAGCAGTTGCATTCAACCTTCAGTATGGTGGCAATAGCAGAGTTTATGATGCAACTGAGGTTTATGTTGGTGCATCTTCTCTGAATTACATTGAGACTGAGAAAGTGCAATCAGCATATGCATATGACCAAGCAAAACAAATTGCTGTTCAGGTAGTTGTGAATGCTGCTGTTCAAGTCAGTGGTGATCATGGTTTGACTCAGTTCACTGATAACACCATTACACCTGATCCTCTTACTAACTGTGCTAACGTCAGATCTGCAGTTGATACTCTATTCGAGATTCTAATCACGACTCTTGAGGCAACTAACCCCAGAACATACTTTGATGGTCTGAAGAGAACTATTCCCCAGTCACCTCCAGTTGAATTTGCAATCGTTGAGGAATTCAATGCTCGTATTGAGATCGAAGGTATCGTCAATCAAGGTGTTCCCAATCCATATCCTGCATGGTTGGTCGGTGATACCGTTCAAGGTATTACCTCTGGACAGACTGCTCGTGTTGTTGGAATCATTTCACAGACAACTAACAGTGCAGGTAGCACGATTGCTCAAACTCTAGAGATTGTTTACACCAACACAGTTACTAATGATGGATTTATCAACCGTGAGTTTGACACCAACGGTGCAGTTTCCATTCAACCTGAGCAAGTTTACAACCCTGCAACTTCACTCCCAACTAATATCCCTCCTGGTGGAACTTCCTTGTATGGAAATATTATTATTCAGCAGAAGGCACTAGTTCAGACAGGTGTTACTCCTGGTGCTCTAGACAGTCAAGGTGACTTTATTATCGGTGAAAAAGTTCTCACACAATCTGGTGATGAAGCAATTATCAACACTGATAAGCAATATGATCTGACAATGCAATTTGAATATGATCGTAGAAATCCTGCAGGTAATCGTGCACCTCTATACATCGGTAAGGGTGCAACCTGTGTTCAGGACATCTATGAAAGAGAGTACAACTTTGCATCTAACCTATTTGATAATGCATATACACCCAGTGGTCTAAATGCTGCTAAGGGTATTATCACTGAAGATTATACAATCTCCTCAACAGCAAGACTGGTCAATATTAAAGATCAATTTAAGTTCAATCTTCTGACTAGAACTGGTCAGATGGACATTTCAGTTGATCCTAATGTGGCATGGGGATCACGTTGGCAAGTAATTACTAACCAGGCACAAGGACCTTTCAGTGCATATTCACTTGCTGAAGGTGATGTTATTGCATCTGCTGATAATGCATGGCAATTCCTCATCGATGAGATGCAAGTTCTTAACAGTGAAGTGAACAACAGAGCACTGATTAAGTACAAACTTCTTCGTGGTCCTAAGTCAGTTGATACTGCTGGTGGTAGTGGTGATGATGCATACAGTCTGAACTTTGCAGAACTTCCTATTACATGGAAGATGATCAGAGAAGCAAAGACTGATCATGCAATCTGGTCTTCTGGTGAAGTCATTTATCGTGGCATGATTCGTAAGTATGGAACAGACCTCTATGAGGCAGTCTCATTTACATCTGCAACTGTTCCCACAACTGGAAATCCATATGGTGTGACTGGCAATTCCTTCCAAATCACTGTTGTCAGCAACGTGATTGTTTCTGCTAATGACGGTAATGTGAACTGGGTTCCCTGGAATCCTGTTGGAAACCTGCAGTTCACACTCAATGATCATGCAGAAGATGAATATCGTATGAATATCATCGAGCAAGATCTGACTAGAATCACTGTCTCCCAACCTGTCTTCACCGAACCTGAGATTCCTCTCAACCTAGCATTCCAAGAGACAAGTACACTTCTAATCAACTACTCTGGTCAGCAGACAACTGCGAAAGTTGTTTTCTGGGATCCTGGTAGAAGGGAGTTGGTTGTTAAGGATATCGGTGATGAGTCACTTCTCGGCACAAATGCAGTTATTTCTCAGAATCTACCTTATGGTACGAACCAGACTGCTGTCATTCAGGCAAATCTACAGGCTGCAGAAGTCAGAACGGATCTGAATAACTCTCAGGTTACTCCCTTCTTTGCACGTAGACCTCAGAGCAAGTCTGATCAATATGTCTTGATTCAGAAGGAAGTTTCTGGTGCTGGTTCTGGCAATGAGGGTCTGTTGAAAGTTGGTGTTGATGATATCGGCACAACACTAACAGGTCAGAGTGGTGGTACAAGTGGCAACATCAAGAATGTTTCTGTTGCTGTTGACAAACTAACCAGTCAGAATCTAGATGATATCTTCCTGTCTGAAGTTCTTTCTGCTCAAACAGATCCTATCACAGGTACAACCACATTCTTGCCTAACATCCCATCGTTCTACGGTGTGGTCTTTGAAAGAATCTCTGTTCCTGGTCAGGGTAACACAATTGTCGATGATCTGTCCAAGTCAGTTCTTAGATATTCACTGAACAGTGTTCCCACTTTCCAGCAGTATTTCACAATCACGAATGATACTCTGACATATAAGAACGAAGATGTTATCTCAGTCTTCCACTTCAATGGTGCTGATCAACAGACATTCACCTTTGATACTTCACACGATCCTGTTCGTACAGTCACTCTGAATGGTAATGCAAAACTACTGACTGCTCTCAAGAAGTTTGGTTCAAGTGCACTCTATCTGGATGGCACTGGTGACTATATGAGTGTTGCAACAACAACCTCATATGGATTTGGTTCGGATGATTTCACTATTGACTTCTGGATCTATCCTCAGAGCATTGCTGCTGGAGTCAAGACAATGATTGACTTTAGAACTGCAGAACCTGAGACTAGACCTGTTCTAACTCTTGATGGTTCTACCATCAAATACTACGTGAATGGTGCTGATGTTATCACAGCAACCAATCCAATTCAATCAGCACAGTGGTATCACGTTGCACTAGTTAAGAATGGTGTTGAGACCAAACTATATGTCAATGGTGCTCAAGAAGGTTCTACCTACACAGATAACAACAACTACGGTACAACTAACCCACTTTATGTCGGTGCAAACTTCAGTGGTGCTAATGCATTTACTGGATACTTTGATGAACTGATGATCTCCAACTATGCCAAGTATGTTGGTGCATTTACACCTGCAACTGCTGAGCACACAGATCTAGTGTCTGATACCAATGATCTGAAGTTGGATACACTGAATATGCTCAACATCAATGCTGTTGCTGAGTTTGATCAGTCTGAAATTTATACCATGGATAGACTGACATATCCTTCAACATATAGTCCTCCTGCAGGTATTACTGCTGGTGCAGTTCTGAAGAATGCAATCTCTGGTGGTACAAGTGGCACCATCATGAGAGTTGATCAGCAGAACAGAAGAATCTATCTGAAGAACGTCTCTGGTGGATCTGGATTCACTGCTGGTGACAGCATCTACAACGCATCTAACGTTGTTGAGTTTACTCTAGAGGCATATGTTGATAGAGACTTCAATGCATCACAGATTGCGAACAAGAGAAAACTGACCATGCTTGCTGGTGGTTCGGGTGCTTCCGCAACTTTCAATGTGGATCCCGTCACTGGTGCTCTGTCAGTCAATACTCTGGTTGGTGGTCAGAACTATGCTTCTGCCCCACAAGTGACTATCGATGCTCCCCCTCCTGGTGGTACACAGGCACTTGCTACAGCAACTGTGGTTAATGGTGCTGTGACTGCTATCAACTTGCTTGATCCTGGTGCTGGTTATACCTCAGCACCAAACGTAACCATTCTTGGTGGTCCTGGTGTGGGTACATTCAACGTTGGTGATGAAGTTACTGGTCTCACCTCTGGTGTGATTGCTGATGTAATCTCCTGGGATGCTGATGCAAGAGAACTGGAAGTCATCGTTGTTGGTCCTGAAGATTTCACAACTAATGAATTCATTCAAGGTCCTGCACAGACACTCCCCGCAGTTACTGCATACTTCAACCTAAGCACTACAGAACTCCTAGAGACAACTCTAATTGCTAAGGACATCCCAACCTTCGATGCTGGTGATATTGTCTTTGGTACAGTTACCACAACTGATGGTGAAGTTCAGAATTATCAGCAGAACACTGCAAATATCATTTCCTCTAACGTCAAGATTACCTACAATAACGTTACACCTACAGGTAATGTGTTCACAGTCAACACTGTTATTCAGGTGATTGAGAACGGTAATGTGATTGGTCAAGGCACTGTTCAGTCCTTCGATGCTGATGCAGGATTCTTCTTGATGAATAACATCACTGGTTACTTCAAGGTTGGTGATCAGATTGATGCTCAGGTGATTCCTCTTGGTGGTGGTGGTGCAGTCGCAGTTACTGCAGACATCACTGCAGTTGAGAACTTCCTGGATCTAAACCAAGTCAATGGCACTGGCATTGCTGAGAAGTATGAGGTCTATGACAATGCTTCTAACTGGTCTTCTAAGGTGAAGATTCTGAAACGCAAGAGTGCAACCATTGAAGAGGTTTCTAGTGCAACTAAGATGGTTATTGACACCGAGTCAATTACTGGTGAGACTGAGTTTGCATCAGGTGACACTATCACCTCTGTGTACACACAGGATGATGTCAAGACCTTCAACGGAAGTATTGCAGGTTCTAACCCCTCTGGGGTTGGTGGCATCTCAACAGTCTACAATCACCTGTTTGTTCCTAACCATGGTTTCTCAGTTGGTGATAAGGTCACATATACCTCTTCGTTCAGTTCTGAAGTTCTGATTCTGAACAACACTACTACTGCAACGTTCCTCGCAGGTCAGAACATCTTCTCTGACTTTGGTGGTGTTGCAACTGTGGTCAACGTTGATAGCAGTGGTCGTGTTCTGTTTATCAGAGATCGTCAAGGACCCTTCACTCCTGGTTTGACAGTGACTCAGGGTTCTAACTCAGAAACGATCAACACCTTTGTTTCATCACCTGCAGTCGGTGGTTTGGTTGAAGAGCAAGAATACTACGTGATTCCTGGTTCCCTGAATACAGGTATTGCTGATCAGAACAACTATCTGTCACTGGCAAATACGTTGACTGATGCACAAACAGGTATTCGTGTCAGTATCACTGGTACTGGTTACGGTGCTGTTCACTATCTCACAAAGACCAACACTATCGTTGCTGATGGTTCTGTAACAAGTTTCGTGAAAGGTTTCGATGGTGTGAAGACTGTCTTCCCAATCACTGCTGCTGATGGTCAGACCTATGCACCACCTGCAGAAGGACATGTTCTGGTATTCCTGAATGGTGTCCTACAGGCTCCTGGTGAAGCATTCACCGTCTTCGGTACAAACATCACCTTCACTGAAGCACCTACAGTTGATTCCCAGTTCTTCGCATACTACATCGGTCGTCTGAGAAAACTGGATGATATTGGCACTGAGTTTGACTCACTAAGATCCTCGTTCAACCTGCTGCTAAACGGCAACCCCTACTCACTGTCACTCTCTGACGGTGTTCAGAACCAAGTTGTTAAGGCAGAGAACAACCTGATCATCACCTTGAATGGTATTCTGCAGGAACCTGGAATTGCATTCAATCTGTTGGGTTCACGTATTGACTTTGCTGAGGCACCTAGAACTGATTCTAAGTTCCTTGCATTCTCCTTCGTGGGTTCAGACGCAGACGTGGAAGCATCTGAGATTATTCCTCCTATTGAAGTGGGTGACGAACTCAGAATTCAGGGTGAGATTGAGAACAGAGAAGTTGCTGTGGTTGGTTCTTCTAACGAACTAACTACCTTCGATTATCAAGGTACGATTGAAGGTGTTGGTGCTGAACTGACTCCAATCCTGACCTCTGGTTACATCGAGTCGATCAGAGTCACGAATGGTGGTACGGGTTACACCTCCAACCCCAACGTGGCAATCCTATCTAACACTGGTACGGGTGCTCAGGCAGTGTCTCTGGTTGGTATCAACCAAATTCAGGTCACTAACAACGGTATTGGATATCAAGTTCCTACGATCACACTGAGTGGTGGTTCCCAAGTTACTGCTACACGCAGTGCAGTTCTGGTTCCTGTCTTTGATAAGAGAGGTGGCATTTCTTCAGTTCAGGTCACTGATACTGGTGCTGGATATGATCCAACAAATCCACCTCAGATCAATATCACCAACGCAGGTACAGCAATCAAGGAACCAAATCTAGAACCTCAGTTCCAAGATGGTCGTCTGGTTTCAGTGAGAGTGTTTGAATCTGGTGCAGGTTTCAACCCCGCACGTGTAGATGTCATCGGTGACTACAACCCCAACACTGCTACAGGTTCGGGTGGCACCATCGCATCTACAGGATTCGATCCTACTACAATCTTCCAGATGACTGGTAGCAATGCAGAATCATTCATGACATCTTCCGTGATGTATGTCTTCTCTGATGGTCTACCTGCACCCGCAACTGCAGGAACATTCCCCAATCCTCAGAATCCAAATACTATCTCTGCACAGAACATTACTCATGAGTTTATTTGGAGAGGTGGTACTGGACAACGTGGTAATACAAGTTCTGACAGAAATGTTCCTCTGGGCATTATTGGTCTGATGGCAAATGGTGTTGCATTGTTCAACCCCTCTGCTGGTAATGGTGGCAATCCTCCTGCAGGATTCAACCGCAATGCAGGTAACCACGAGAATAACCAGTTTGGTGAAGACGCATGTGGTGGACATCCTGAGCAGAACGGTCTGTATCACTACCACTCTGCTGAGTTCTTAGGCAACTGCTGGAACTCTGCTCTAGTGACTAACCCTTATTACAACACCACTGACTTCAATGGTGATAAGGCACGTCACGCAAACGGTCACTCCAAGATTCTTGGTGTTTCCTTCGATGGTTTCCCAATCTATGGTCCTTATGGTTACACAACCGCAAATGATGCAACTAGTGCAATCAAGAGAATTGAGTCTTCTTACAGACTGAGACCTGTCGGATACAATCCCAATCGTCCCCTACCTTCACTAGAACCCATGGGTTCATTCATTCAAGACTTTGAATACGTGCAGGCACTGGGTGATTTGGATGAGCACAATGGTAGATTCTGTGTCACACCTGAATATCCCAATGGAACCTACGCATACTTCATGACTCTGGATGAAAGTCTAGATCCTGCGTATCCTTATGCAATCGGTAACACATACTACGCACAACCTGTGAAGTATGGTGCACCTCTACCCCTCAACCAGACTATCGACCAGTTTGATATTCAGGCACCATTTGGTGCTATTGCAGAACCAATCGTGGGTGTCCTACCTGCAGATTTGGGTCAGATCACAGGCATCAAGATGAGATCTTTCGGTGAAAATTACTTCAATAACACTACCACGCACATCAGAATCCGTGGTGAGGGTGGAAATGGTGCAGTCGGTATTCCCACCAAAGGTATCGTTGTTGGTATCAGACTCACAGTCAACTCTAGTACAGGTAAGGTGAATGAGGGTGTTGGTTATAGATCAACCTCTACAGAACCTACCGTCGTCACCCTCACAGGTGGTGGAGGTACTGGTGCAACTGCTGCAGCACAGGTTGAGACCTTCGGTAAGATCACAAGTGTTGCAATCCCCAACGGTGGTCAGTTCTATGTCACACCACCTAACCTCAGAGTTATCTCTGGTTCGGGTGTTGGTGCTGTCCTGAAACCTGTCATCTCTGCAGGTGCCATCGTTGATGTTGAAATTATTGATCCTGGTAAGGGTTATCAGACCGTTCCAACTATTGCATTCACGAGACCTGCTGCTCTAATTCGTAAGAACAGAAATCGTTCCGCATTCGGTTCTTCTGCAAATAGACTTACGAATATCGCACGTGATGTCAATTCAACTGACACCACTGTTCACGTGACTTCCACCTCTGGATTTGCTCAGGCAGGTGAGTTCTACATCAACAAAGAGAAGATCTCCTACAGTGCAAAAACTGCTACAACATTCTTCGGTCTGCAAAGAGGTATCAACTTCAGATATGACCAAAGAGTTGTCGTAGACTCCTCTCAGACCTACAACTTCCAAGTCAACGACATCATAAATAGATCTGGTTCCACAGCAGCATCAAAGGTTTCACGTGTCTATGACTGGAGACCTTCAACACGTGAACTCTTGGTTATCTTTGAAGTTGATGAACTTGCTGAAATCGACGCAGGTCGTCCTTTGGAACCCACAGCAACCGTCAGGTTTAACGGTGGTGTCCAGACAGGATGTCAACAGTTCAACAATGCTGGTGGTTGTATTCTTTCATATCCCGCGCAGGGTCCTGGAACTTCACACACGCAAGATCCAGATAACAATCCTGTCAACAATACAGGAACTCTATATGAAAATCAGATCTCTCTCGATGGAGGCAGACCTGACACACTCTATGGTCTTGAGGCACAAACCGCAGGTATTAACACCACTCTGCTGACCGTCAACGAAGTCATTACCGACTCCGAAGGTAGACAATCAATCGTTACAGAGGCAGGTGGTTTGAGTGAGGGTGTTCCTCACGAAGCAGAGGTTGAACTGGTGCTCAATCAAGCAGCTTCAGCAGCAACATTCACTGCAGGACAAGCAATCAATGACGGCACCGCATATGGTACGGTCAAGACTTGGGATTCTACCACTAGAACTCTCACAGTTGAAAATATCACAACGGGAGTATTCGCAGAAGGAACCACCATCTCGGGTACTACATATACTATAGATAGTGTGAATTACACCACGTTCCTAATCACCACGACAAGTATTTAAGATGTCCGCAATCCTTACAGATCAATTTAGGATCTTCTCAGCCAAACAGTTTATTAAGTCACTCAATGCTCCTGATCAGACGCAGAGTGACGCACAAGCTGGAGACAAGAGAACTCGACTGTATGCTTTCATCGGTCGTCCTCAACCCTGGTCGAATGAAAATACTCCTCCTGATCCTGTGGACTCCTTTAACGAGTTCTCAGATGCATTCGATGACATGATTGCACTGAAAAGGATTCTGGCATCTGATGTGGTGCAAGTTGTCCGTCGTATTGACTGGTCACCACCAGAAGAAACCACTGGTGGTATCGGTTTCACCTATGACATGTACAAGAATGATTACTCTGCATCAAAGACTGCATCGTCAGGTGCTACTCGTCTTTATGATGCAGACTTCTACGTTGTGAACTCATCGTTCAACGTTTATAAGTGTATCTACAATGGATCGTCCCCTTCTGATCCTAACGGTCGTCCTAGCACTGTTGAACCTACTGGTACTTCTACTTCTATTATTACCACTTCAGATGGTTACAGGTGGAAATATCTCTATACGATCCCAGTTAATGACGTTCTGAAGTTCTTCTCCAACGACTACATGCCCGTTCTTTCGGATCCTGTGGTCTCTGCTGCTGCAATCGATGGTGCTATTGATACCGTTTTGATTTCATCTGCTGGATCAGGTTATAACAACGGTACATATGATAATGTGCCCATTCGTGGTGACGGTGTTGGTGGTCGTGTTTCTATCGTTATTGACGGTGGTAAGATCTTCTCCGTTACTGTGACCTCTGGTGGTTCTGGTTATTCATTCGGTCAAGTTGTGATCGATGAAATCACTGGTGTTGGTAATGGACAGGGTGGCACCCTTGAGGTGATTATTCCCCCTCGTGGTGGTCATGGTGATGATCCTGTATTTGAACTTGGTGCATATCGTGTGATGGTCAACGCACGTTTCACTTATGCAGAGGGTTCAGGTGACTTCCCAACTGATAACGACTTCCGTCGTGTTGGTCTAGTTGCAAACCCACTCAAGTTTGGTACTACAGACCTTGCTGCTGATCTAACACTGTCCGCAGTGAAAGCAGTTGCAATGCCTGTTGACTTCTCACAAAACTTCAATCCCGACGAGATCATTACACAAACTCGTACTGTTGGTGGTACTACTGTTACTGCTCGTGGTCGTGTAATCTCTTGGGACTCCACAACTAAAGTTCTGAAGTATTATCAGAACGAAGTTGATGGTATCTACCCTGAAATTACTGGTGTTCAAAACGAGTTTCAGGGTGCGTTCTCAATCACAGGTGCAGGTTCTACCGTGACGGGTACACCTGATACAGCATTCCCTGCTGTGGCAAACTCTTCTAAGAGAACAATCAACAACACTGAATACGAACTCGGTATCAAGTTTAACTCTGGTTATGCTACACCCGAGATCGCAAAAAACAGTGGTGACCTAATCTATATAGATAATAGAAGAGCAATCGCAAGGTCAAACGACCAGATTGAAGACGTTAAAATTGTCATCGAATTCTAATAATTAAAAGAGATGCCACAGAATACAGATCTCAATATTTCCCCCTATTACGACGACTACGATGTAAATAGGGAGTATTACAAGGTGCTATTCCGACCTGGATTCCCAGTCCAGGCTCGTGAATTGACAACGATGCAATCGATGATGCAACATCAGGTTGAATCGTTCGGTCAGCATGTTTTTAAGGAGGGATCTGTTGTTATCCCTGGAGAACTTAATGTCAATCCAGATGCAAACTCTATTGTCATTCAGTCTTCATTCTTAGGTACGAGTGTTGAACTCTATAGAGATAAACTGACAGATCTGACACTGACTGGTGTCACATCTGGTGTTGAGGCACGTGTCACATACTCTATTGATGCAACAACGTCAGAGAAAGGATTCATCACTCTATATGTGAGATACACTGGATCTGGTGGAACTGATAATGATACTGCTACATTCATTGATAATGAGCAGGTTTTTGCAGACAAAGATATCATTTTCGGTGATCAGATCATTGAGGCAGGAACTCCTTGTGCACAGTTGGTTCCCTCTGCTGCTATTCAGCAGGGTTCACTAGCAAATATCAAGCAAGGTGTCTATTTTGTTCGTGGTTTCTTTGTAGATGTTTTTGAACAAACAATCATTCTCGATCAATATACGATCAATCCTTCATATCGTATCGGTCTAGAGATTATTGAGTCTATCATCACGTCAGAAGATGACTCAACTCTAAATGATAACGCAATTGGTTCTTCTAACTATTCTGCTCCTGGTGGTCATCGTTTTAGAATTACTGCAAAACTAGTCAAGAAGACTCTCACTGATGATTCAGATAAGAACTTCATTGAAATTTCTAGATTTATCAATGGTGTCAGAGCAGAAGTTGGCAATAGAACTCAATATAGTGAACTAGAAGATAACCTAGCACGTCGTTTCTACGACATCACTGGTGACTATATTAAGAAAGACTTTGATATCACATTCATCGAATCTTTGAATGATGGTGAAAACAATGGTGCATATACTGTCGATCAAATCACAGCTGATTTGGGTATTACACCTAACGAAAATTATCTAGCACTGGACATTTCTCCTGGTAAATGTTATGTCCGTGGATATGAGATTGAAAGAACTATCCCAAGTATTCTAGATGTTCTGAAACCTAGAACAACAGCAACTGTTGGACCTAATGCAACCAAGGCAATCTTGATTGACAACTATATCAATGTCAAGAATGTTTATGGTTCACCTGTCACTACGGGTAACAATGTTACTGAAAGTTATGCACGTCTTGAGTATTACAACCGTGCAACAGCATCTAGAGGTGACGTAGCACCCTCCAGACTGCTTCTAAGAAATGTCAGTGGCACATTTGCTGTTGGTAATACATTATCTGTTACAGGTGTTCAGAATACTAATGCAACTGTCCTAGTTGTTGGATCAAACTATCTCGATGTCCGTATCACTCAGGGTATCTTTACTGATGGTATGCAGATCGATAATGGTTCTGGTGCTACAGCAGATATTAACGTTGTTTCTCTGGCACAAAAAATTGGTGAGGCACGTTGCTTGATCTTCCAATTGGAAGATGAGGGTACAACTAGACCCGAAGATGAATACAGACTGTATGTTACTGATTCAAACCTTTATGTCAGAATTGACTTTACTACAAATGTAACTGTTGCCGCAAACAGAAGAATTACTGGTAGTATCACAAGAACCGAAGGTTTCGTTTCAACTGGAACTACAAACGGCAAAACAATTTACGTTTCCGAAAATAACTCATCGTTTAACGTTGGTGAAAAAATTCTAGTTGATGGTGTTGAGATTGGAACTATTGCTGCTGTGAAGCAGTATGAGTTCTCAGACATTAGACAGATTCTCAGTAAAG